GTGTTTGTAGCCATATCAACCAATCCTCACATCGAGGCCGAGGGGCTTGATGAGCTTGTTCGCCTGGCTGAATGGTCGGCGCATGACTTTCTTGAAGATACGAGCTCCGATATTGAAGGTCGTAGCTGCGAACAGCATGGGCACTGCGTTTGCCTGGGCGTTGTCCATGATCTGCTGGAAGCTGAGAGTCGGGGCGTTCATGATGTCCGCCAGGCTGATCTGCGTAGCGCCAGTGAGCGCGAGCATCTGCGATCCCCGTCCGAGGCCGACATCTGCCGTCCTGGTGTAGCCGATGTCGTACGCTCCTGTGACGGCCTCGACAGGTCCAGATCCTAGAGTACCCTGCGTTATGATCGACAGATTCCCGTAGGCGACTGCCATGTCATACAGATTGATGAATTTCTTTCTCGAGCGTCGGCGCTTCGTCTTTCTACGTGCCATTGAAAGTGAAAGTGAACAATCTGGCTAATAATCCTACTGAAACTCATCGATTGTCTTCTGAAACGTCCCGTCAGGGCCTTTCTGTTGAACAACTGCGTCGATCGTCGACATTTTCTGCATGATGAATTGAGCCAGGGCAGCCTGCAGCGGGTTCGGAGGCTCGTACGGCACGATCCCTTCGCCGGTGAGCTTAGCCAGGGTGCTCTGGATCGCCATGGCGAGGGATGAATCCAGCTCGGCGACCGATTCCTCGAGCTCTTTCCGCATCCAGAGGGCGAGCAGGACGATCGAAAGCAGGCAAAGGACGTTCAAAACGCCCAGTATGACCAGTTCAGTGGCTACCATGGTATGTCTACCACCCGTGCACCGCCCATCAACCTACCTTTATCCTCTATATTTCTCACCCCGCGCGCCCACCCTACTACCGTTCGCGGTTATTGAGCGTTGTTGCTAGCAACTATTCCAACTAGATATTAATAACTATGAGCATGACAGCGGTTCATGCCCGGTGTTTCAATCAACCTAGATGACCAAGCCTACGCGATCTACAACTCGTGGCCTAAGCAGAAGCTCAAGGGAGTCCATCCCAGTCGCTCAGGCAAGGTCTCCACTGCGATCTGCGACTGGTCCAGAGGAGACAGGAAGCGGAAGGAGCTCGAAGAGAGCGTGAAGATCCTAGAGAAAGAGAAGGAGTACCTGATGAAGCTCTGCGAGGAGGCGGGGGTCTCGACGCATGAGTGATTATCGTAAGAAAGGCTTCTCCGGGCGTAAATGCCGAACTCCGGGCTGCCTGGTCCTATACTACGAGGATTCAGAGCCCTGCTGTCCTGCCTGCGGGGTGGGAGCTCAATGATGAAGGGACTCTGGCAGTGCCCGCAGTGTGACACGTGGTGGACCTGGGCGACTCGCCCTGGCGCGATCACTCTGCAGCGTCGATGTCGCAAGTGCGGCAAGCGAGTTCGAACACAGCTTGTCCGTCACTGGTCGGGCCGAGGTCGACCTCGGCTGTGGAAACTTCTTGTGCGGCCGAATCACGAGCCACACTATGCGCTGCGCCATGAATGCCGCCAGAGGAACCGAGGAGACTGGAAGCAATGAAGAGTAGCTGCGGTATGAGATACGTCTGCGCTCGATGTTGTCGAGAGCTGAGGAGGACAGGAGGCGACGATCGCAGGGGGCAAAAGTGCGCCCGATGCTGTCGCCAGATACGAGAGGAGGCGGGAGTTTGATTTCCGCTATTCGATTTTTTTTCCCCCAGGGAGAAGGCTCGCAGTACCACGGTTAATTTGTACCTATGTTTATGATTTCCAGATTTCAGAAAAATGGTGAGAAATATGACACCTAGTGAGTTTTTCAAATGGCTGGCAATCGAGTTCGACTCCTGGGACGGCTGGGATTGGTTTCGCACGCACGAGGGCGAGGAGCACATCCAGAAGATAGAGTGGTTCGAGGTCAGCGAGCACATGGAGGCCGATCACTCTGACATCGTCGACGAGGTGCTCGAGGTCGAGACGATCTGCCTGTGCTGCGGCCAGAGGCCCGAAGCCTGCGACAACAACGGCCTTTCCCTACCCTAGGGGGGGGAGGGCCCCAAATCGTAGCCGTTACCCCCCTACTTGACAGGTCATCTTTAGGATTCTTGATCGAACAGGCCGAGCTGCTGCGCCAACCAGCTCCCCAGGTTGAATCCTGCAGGGCTGGCCATGATCAGTCCTGCAGCGATGTGCTGCTGTCGCTGAGAGAGGAAGGCGTCGACCACATCGGCTGCAGTTGGGTTGAGGAGGTTAGTGGTGATGAAGGTGAACCCGAGCACGCTGGCGACCAGGGTGAGGAACACTGTCATCCCAGTGACGTCGTTCATCAGGGTGACGATCGGCGTCGTGATGGAGTTGAAGGAATGGGCGTTGACGAACTGGTCGACGATCTCTCGCTCCCTGTCCTGCAGGCTGAAGCGGTACTCGATCACCTTGTCCGGCTTTCTCTTGGTCATCAGAGCACCCCTGTGATCGAGTCCCAGAGCGTCTGGCCGAGACCAGCACCCAGGATCCAACCCAGGAGGAATGCCATCCCGTTATCCATCACCATGCGCTTTGCGATATCGCCCAGGGTCTCGTCGGTCATGCTGGAGCCTCCGGGAAGGCATCGGCGGCGTCGTTGGCATCGTCGTGAACCTGGGGGAGGTCTCGCAGCGCCTGGCGGTACTCCTTCCAGGCTGTCGAGAGAACGACATCCTTCCCAGCACGCCAGTCGGAAGCGGCGAGAGCCTGGTCCCGGTGAGAACGGAGTTCCTCCCAGCTCATGTCAGTCTGGTACTGCTCGAGGATGACGCCATCCTTCCCAGTGAGGGTGTGCTGTCTACTAAGCATCGGGGATCCTCGCCATTACCTGGAATGTTGAACCCGTTCCATAGGTCCTCATTGTCGAAGCCGCAGGAGCATCCACAGGAGCAGAGTTGTATGTCGCCAGATCGGTCATGTACTGATGATCACCCGAGACCGAGATTTGAGGACCCCAAAGCGGACCAACACCGGACCAAGCGTAGAAGTTCGCGGATGTGGTTGCGGATCGGTTCCAGGAGACCCAGTAGAGATCCCCGCCCGTCAAGCTAGGGTTGGCGCTCAAGCTCGTGTCGGTCTGGGTGCCACCCACCGAGATATCGTAGGTCGCATAACCCAGCATTGTCTGAGGCATGTTGTCGTCGTCGCTGTCGTAGATGCTGACGTAGAGGTATTCGGTTGAGCCTGGCACGCCGGTCCCCTGTCGAATGGTGAGTTGATCTATGCTACCATCTCGAGGCGCATAGAACGGGAAGTAGACCTGGTAAACGAAGTTCATGTTGATGCCGGTGCTCGTAGCTCCATTCGCACCATAAGGCGGCATGTTAGTCAGATCCCAAGTATTGTAGTAAGCCAGCATGTCTGCTTTGGGCATAGCTGGAGATCCCGATCCCCCTCCTCCTGCAGTCAGAAGCCCACTCCACTCCCCAGCACATACCAGGCGCGCGAGGTTAACCAGGACAAGACGTCTCATCTCGTCCTCGTTCATGTCCTCGATCGCTATGGGATTTCCAGTTGCCTGGATATTAGCGAACGTTACCGAGTCGAGATCCGTGTTTTGCAGGTTGGTGTAGACCCTGGGGGATCTCTTGTCGGCGTCTGGCAGTGGCATGAGATCACCCGAGCAGGCCCGCCCACTCCTGCTTGACTGACAACCTGGCTAACTGGACGAGCACCAGGCGTCTGAGCTCGTCCTCGTTGAGCATCTCGATCGAGATAGGGTCCCCGATCAGCGTGATGTCATCGTTGGTGAGGTCGGCGAGACTGGTGTTCTTCAGGAGTTTGTACACACGCGGTGATTCCGCTGGGGCATCTGGCAGTGGCATCCGCATCACTTCAGTTGCTTAGAGCGCGTTGTGACTATCCTGGTGATTGACTCCAGGTCCTTGGTGGATATGAATCCTCGAAGAAAGAGCTTCTTTGCCTTGCTCTCTACTTCGCCCAGTCGGCGTCTACCCGCGGCCTTGGTCATCTTTGCCATGGACCTCACCTCATGCGTTGGTTAGGAATTGGGCCTTGTAGTTCAGAGCGATAGCAACACTCGCTGAAGAGTAGCTGGGTTGCTGGACGATCGGTGAGCCAGCGGCACAAGAGCCGATGACGTTACCCAGGGCGTCGACGACGAAGAAGCCCTGCGTCTCAATCTTCGCTGCATCGACGGAAGTTCCGAACCATTTCACTATTCGGTCCCCCTGAAGAGTGTCGCCGATGCTGTTGCCAGTCTGGAGATCGACTAGCTCGTTTGTAGCTCCACCAGTCGGGGTGACGGTGAAGATCCTCGAGACTCCTCGAGCAGTGTAGACGGCCATCGACGCTTCTCTATCCGCGGCCGTATTATTCATGCACTTGACAATATCTCCGGCCTTGAGAGTGTAAGGTTGGCAGAGCGCCGGCGATCCATCGGTTACAGCACCTTTGACTGACCAGGGAACGATTGCAGCCACCAGGCCCTGCGAGAGAATGTAGCAGTACCCGACGCCGTTGTCGCAGCTGACCAGACCAGAGATGACGGTCTTGCCAGGAGCGAAGTCGCCGACGTTCTGCGCTGCGACCGTGTAAGCGGTATCTGTGGTCAAACTGGTTTCTGTGCCTTCTACGAGATCCAACTTCAGCGGGATGTTGGTCCCGTCTGAACAGACGAGATTCCCGGTCGTCGTGTTTGTAGCCATATCAACCAATCCTCACATCGAGGCCGAGGGGCTTGATGAGCTTGTTCGCCTGGCTGAATGGTCGGCGCATGACTTTCTTGAAGATACGAGCTCCGATATTGAAGGTCGTAGCTGCGAACAGCATGGGCAC